CACACTGTTTTTGTGTACGGTACTCTCAAGAAAGGCTACTACAACCACCATGTGCTCGGCGCTGATGCTGAGTTCGTGGACTACGCTAACACTTATGGCGCTGAACTTCATTCGGTCGGTACTTCCTTCCCTGCCATGATGCGTGGGGATAAGCAGGTACTTGGTGAGGTGTGGGCCATCTCCGATGAGGCTCTCGATAGAGTGGACCAACTCGAAGGTGTTGAGGTAGGCATGTACACTCGTGAGCAAATTGCACTACAAATGCACAACAGCACTGACCGCAACGCATGGACATACATTGCTGATGAGATGTTCTTTGGTGGTCACTTGGGCCCAGAAATCAAACCTAACGCTGACGGAATGGTGGTGTGGGAATGATTTCATTTATGATTTTTATGGTGTGGCTGGTATGGCAAGTTCTCGTCCCAGTCCTACAAGCAGACATCAGTCATGTGCACGAACCGTACCACTTTAGTGAGTATGAAGCCAGTTCATTGGGCGAGTCTGCTATGTTCCTAAATGTGCACGACAACGAATGAACCTTATGGACCCAATGCTTATAGCATAATATGTGTCGGCCAATAACAACAACAAGCGTGTCCGTCGAGCCATAGTCGAAATACTACTCGAACACGGACCAGCGACACGAGAGGAAGTTGCGGAGTACCTGCAAACATACAAGGGTGTCAAGAATGTCCCTTCTCCTAACAGCATCAGTGCTCTCATGTCGAAGAATCCTCAAGTGGTCATTGTTGGTAGGCAGAAGGTCGAAATGACCATCGGCATCAACACACATCACATGTTATTCGACATTGACCGACAAGTTATCAAGGGCAAGGAGGATTTAATTTTGACTCGGCCCATCTCAGTAATGACTCCAAAGGAGCGAAAGACTGCCAAGCAGTGTCCCTCCTGTGGGCGTACACGCATTATGCCGGAGCAATCCGACGAGTGCCTATCCTGTATTCGTCAGTAGCATTATATAGTGGCGTAGATACATGGGTATCTATGAAGCAAGTATGGGCTACCAAACACCGACCCACTACCCTTGATGATTTTGTTGGACAAGAACACATTGCATCCGAGTTCGAGGGCATCCTCGGTGGCAAGCCTATGCAACACTTCATCTTCTATTCTTCCGAGCCGGGCACGGGCAAGACTACGCTCGCACACATACTGGCCAATCAACTTGGCTATCATATTCACATGTACAATGCTTCGTCTAAGCGACAGCGTGGTATCGAGTTCATCGAAGAAGAACTTGCGCCCATGACTCGTCTTGGTCAGTGGGAAACCATTTACTTCTTGGACGAAGCAGACCAACTAACTCCCGCCGCACAGTCGGCTCTCAAGGGTGTCATTGAAGGCGCTCAAGGGTACTTCATTCTCACCTGCAACGACTTGAGTAAGTTGTCGCCGTGGCTACAATCTCGCTGTCAAGTTCGCCACTTCACGCCGATTGGGGATTCCGAGATGTTCTTCCGACTGCACAAGGTCGATGCCGCCGAAGGTTTCACTACAAGCAGTGACGACTTGGATGCCATCATCTCCGCTAACAAGGGCGACCTTCGCAACGCAATCAATGCACTACAAGCATACCACTCCATATCCCTCGACGCACGAGGGCAATTCCTTCGCTCCATCTCGGAGCCAGTGGTCGATGCGGCTCGCATCCTAACACTGTGTATCAAGGAAAGCAGGGTCGAGGAAGCCGTCAAGTTGATGGGCCAAGACAACCTACGCAGAACCATAGACGCCGTATTTCAATACGGTGTTTCATCTCCAGCCAAAAGCCAAAGCAAATTGCTGTTGGTCGATGCCGCTACACAAGCCCAACGGGACTTGTTGAGTGGTGTGGACGAGCACTATGTTGTGTGGGATTTCTGCCGCCGATTGGCAGAATAGACAGGGTTATATAGTGGCGGAGATAGATAAGAAAATAGAGGTTTAGAACATGGAACTACAACAGATGATTGAACGAATTGCCAAAAATGTGAACTGCACGATTGATGCGCTACAACAGCGTATGGAAAGTGTGTACAGTGAGAACTGTACTGCTTGGATGGACTCGGGTAAGACCGAAGAAGACTGCAAAGTGCAAGCACTACGAATTGCCGGACGACAAGTGAAAAGCGAAGGAGAGCGACTAAAGCGTTCCGGCGCAACACTCTTTGAAGGAATGTTCGTTAGCGCACCACGATACAAAGACTGGGCTCAAATGGCCTACAAGAAAGCAGGTACTACTATCAGCACCGGCGGCGAAGCAGTCGTCGAGGCTATGGTCACTGACGGACTTGCGACAGTGTACGAAGACAACAACGATGGGACATTCACCAAGTCCTACAACCCTTCGCTTGCCGCAAAGCAATCCTTCGAGCCGGAGATGGCTACGGTCGAAATCACTTCGCTACCGAAGGACACCTACGATGCTGGCAACGGCGTTCACTTCCACCTTGTGTGGGACAAGAACAGCGTGACCTTCCCATCCGGTGACAAGAACTTCAAGTACGGTGCGGCTCGCCCTCTCAGTGAGAAGGACCGAACCTGTACCTTCTTGGGTCGCAAGCAAGGCGAAACGGATGTGCAGATGTACTCCTTCCGATTCAATGGTAACTTGGCTGAGACTGACCAACCTACCTTTGTCCCCGGCACAATCGCCATGCGACCTGCTCGCAACGGCAATGTGGCCTACGCAAAGCCGGGTGTTTCGACCTTCGCTGTCGATAACTCCCTGCAAGCAGTGTTCAATGACTCACCGGACACCATGAACTACGATGGCGTCCACCGACTCGAGAAGGGACTCGATGGTATCGAATCCTATGTCCACGGGCTCAGTGACAAAGAGAAGTGGGACGCACTCGTGTCTGTTATCGTCGAGGTCATTCACATTGACCCTCGTGACAACGGCGGCTACATCCTAACTGTTGGCGACTTGGACATCATGTCCACTGCTGGCACTGTGGACATCTACATCCCTGCGGCACACGAATCCCAAGTGGACTTCGGTGTCGGTTCAACGCTCATGGTTCTCGGACAACCATACATCAGCCGTGACAATGAGGCTCGCCTCGTCACTACCGGCTGGTGGTGTGCTGAGTCGATGGCTGTTTCAGCAGACCTCGGGGACGCAGACGCTGAGGGGTGGGACTGATGGCTTGGGCGAAGAGCGAACAACCTGCCGCAAGCAAGGGTCAGCAACCTACCTACGGTGCTGACTACTACAAGGCGCTGTTCGAGAAGAAGCGTGAGAACCACGCTCCTATCCGCATGGCCCTCGTTGGCAAGGAGAACACGGCTAAGACCGGGCTCTCACTTGACCTCGCACTCAAGCACACGGACAAGCAAATCATTGTCCTCGACTGCGACAACTCCGCACAGAACACCGTGGACCTACTACTCACTACCAATGTCGAGGGAGCAGACCGCATCCGTGTCATTCCCCTCATCGACGAGATGGATGATGCCATGTGGAATGAAGACAACACTACCAACTGGCTCGCAGTAGTCAAGAAATTGGAGTGGTTCACTTCCTACTTGGGTGAGCAACATGAAGACATCGGCGCAGTGGTCATGGACGGCGGCTCCACTTTCCTTAAGTGGTGCGAGTTCGTTATGACTGAGCGACTGATTGAGCGTGGCGTAATCAAAGACGACAGCGATAACTTCAATCAAAAGGAATGGCGTGAGCGCAACCGTGTGTTTAAGGGTGTCCTTAACCGCTTGACTGCGCTACCAATCCCCTACATCTTCTTCACCTTCCACTTGAAGGACAAGAAGCAGTTCATGGATGTCGGTAACGGCACAAAGGCCATGATGAAGATTGGCGAGATTGTCGATTGGGTCGATGGTACCCAGCGATTCGTCAGTCAGCAGATTCTGCTACGACGGTACACAAAGAAGGGTGACAAGACCGCTGGTGTTGAGGCTGACAAGAGCCTTAACGAAGGGGACTTCATCATCCGTGCCACTATCAATGAGATGAAAGGTCGCAACATGCAACACTTGGGCAAGCGATACGATGTCATGTCGGTCAAAGGCGGCTTTGTTTCTTGGGAAGGACTACCATTTGGGTGGGAGTGAGATGAGCGACACAAGAGATAACTTCATCCTTGAGGCGTTCAAGCAACTGCAAATCAACTCCCAACTGGTCGCACAGCGCCTCGACCTACTGCAAGAACACCTTGAACTCCTGTCAGTACGCATTGCTGATTTGGAGCATGAGGTCGATGAGATTCCCAACCTCGGTAAGATTCTCGCCGCAGTACAAGAACTACAAGAGCAACACGACGCTCCAGCCTCGACCTTCACCCACTACATTTCGGGCGGTGTGCCTCGATGATTATACCCCGCAAGGCTTTGGAGCAATTGCTCATGGCTACGCTACGGGAGCAGAACATCAACGGCAAATCACAAGACCAAGTTGCCGGGTGCGTCTTGTCCCTCTCGGATAAGCGCATCAGCACTACGAGTATTGTTAAAGATGGCAAGACCTCGCTCGCTCGATTCTCCTTTACTGTGAGTGAATCATATCCAGATGAAGCCATTCCGGTGCCAGACATTAGGCGTATGCTTGGTGTGCTAAAGCACCACGACAAGCAACTTGTTAGACTCGTTAGTGATGCGGGCAAGGTCAAAGTCACATCTGAGGGCAAGCAGACTACTCTCACTGGTGGACTTGATGCTAAGGCATTTGCCAATAGTCAGCACACACTCGAAGAGTGGTCTAAGCAAGCGTTGAAGCGAGCCGAGCAGATTATCGACGGCAAGACCTACATGACTCTCGATAAACAGATTGTCGCACCATTCTTTACGGCTGAGGTGGATGCTGTCGAACTACACAGTGCCTTGCAGTGTGATGGCATGAACGGACAGAAGTTGAACAGATATAAGTTCGCCGTGAACGACAACACACTCTCCGTGACCGTAGGAAGCCCCTTCAAGGGCCTAACTGAGGTGAACTTGGGTGAGTACACTACGGACGACTTTGAGGCCATCTATGAGGGTGGTTTGGAAAATGTCGCCAAGTACTACCGAGGCAAGATTAAATTGCGATTCATGGACTTCACAGACTACGGACAAGGCATACGCCTACTACTCGCTATGGAAAATGGCGACTGGGTATTTCAATCCGGGGTGCTTTGATTGACTCTTGGTCATAAATACGACTCTATCACTGGATTCAGTATGCAACAGGTCGAGGACACTTGTGAACACCCTGTGTTTCAGCGGTGGATTTACCGTGGCTCCGACCGAAGGCGCAGAATGCGAATCATACTCTCTATGGTCATTCACCATGAAATGAATGAAGAGCAGTGGTACACTACTGAGGAACTACGCCAAATGTGTCTCGAGCATGATGCAAGGGGCGGTTCTTCTATGATGATTACCAATGTTCGCATAGGCACACTCATGCGAGTTATGATTGCTCGTGGAGTGGTCGAGTTCCGCAAAGGGGATGGCGCAAGAGAATACAAGAAGGTGAAACAATGATAACTTGGAAATGTGAAAAATGCAATGCAGAAAACAAAGCGACCGACCCGTGGGGTATTGCGAGCGTACTTATTGACTCGCAAATCAGCACGGAGTGCAGTAAGTGCGAATCCCTGCACCTAATCACTGTTAGTGTCAAGACTCTAAATGATGATTTCCGCAACGAGGAATGGCTCACCAATGCTTATGTGACCAACAGATATACGATGGCGCAGATTGCCCGTATGTGCGGGGTCACACCAATGACTATACAGAACTGGCTACGACGCCATAACATCCCTACAAGGGGGCGAGGCCGTGGTAAATCTGCCGAAGGACAATAAGTACGAAATCATAATGTGTTGCGACTGTGACAGTATCATTAAGGTACGAAGGTTGGACAAGCACAAGACTCCCGAGAGTGCCGTCGTACAGAATCTTATGACGGTTGTTGCGTGGTGCAACTGCTTGTACAATCCTTTGTGAACATCTATATACTGCCGACAACACATGACTTAGTATGATTGTCACACATATAGGTGGAAGAAAGGTACGAATCCGTTCTCGAAACCCGGAAACAAATGAGCGTAGGGATTATGTCGTCGAGGCATACCCCTACTGCTTTGCCAAGAATGTGAACGACCGATATGGATTGGTCAAAGTCGAAGAAGGGTACGAAGGACTGTATGGTACGGACTTGAGCAAGGTGCACTTTCGCACCGAGTACGACCGGAGGCTGTGGTCTAAGCATACCGACACATGGGAGGCACACATAACCTTCCCCAACCAAGTCCTCAATGACCGACTGGTCAAGGGCGAAGACCCTATCCCTAATTATGAGCACAGGGTGTGGTATCTTGACGGTGAGTGGAAGACCACTTCCGGGGAGATTACCATGCTCTCGGTGTTGGACTCCTACACCAAGCGCATGCTCACATGGGTCACAAGCCCCGACATCGAACCGGGGCTACACAAGTCCCTACCCTGCATTGACCAC